ACTCATTTGCGATGATTTGATGGTGCCCCCATTTTTCCGGGTCCTCTGTTTGCCTATAAATAAAATCAGGCCACATAGCTTTCACAAATAATAGAAAGTCGTCCTGACATAACTTTATATACTCAATCTGTTTCTTGAGTATTAAGGTTCTCAACTCATCATCAGTTAATTGATCTAAATTCATTTTCTAAGTTTTTTGATTTTGTGGGTCCCCGTTTCAATCCAGTCTAACATAATATCTATTATATATAATAATAAATACCAAACAGTAACAAAAAACATAAGTATACCCGTCATAATACTAAATAAAATATTACTTATTGATTTCATACCGTTTGAGCATACACTATTTCTATTCGACTTGCTATAAACTCTCTGTCAGTAGAAGTACCTTCTACTGAAACGTGGTCAATTTTTACGAAAAGCAGGATCGTGGTCGTTGGTTTTATAGAGCCTTCTATATAGATACACCGATAGCCCTTACGGGCTACCGATACAGACGTTATTGGAACTGTTTAAGTGCTTAGTTTAGTAATTAAATAACTAAACTTATTAACTATCTTTTGTTTAAAGTCATCTATTAAAGGGTTTCCTGTATTCTCTAAGATTAACTTCTCTACTTCGCCCTCTAACATTTTATACATAACTTCATAATTTAACTTACTAATTGCGTCAGGGTCTAACTTAGTATTCTTAGTAAGTTGAGCATTAGCCGATTGTTCGGCTAATACTTTTGATATGTTCATTGGCACATTAGGCATTGTTGTCGCCTATTGCTTTGTACTCCGAATATTCAATGTCAGTACAGAACTGATTGAATAAATCGTTGTGTTTGATTTTGAAGTTAGCAGTTTCAAACTTTTTTCTTTTACGTCTGATTTTCTGCACTCCATAACTGTTTCCATTTTCGTCTTGAACAATAACTAGGTTTTGTTTTGTTCTCTCAAACACATCAACCAAGTTTTGTTTCATCTTATCTAACTCTTTATTAAGACGATTAGATTGCAGTTTAGTTAAGGCATAAGCTAAGATGATTTTTTTCTCATCTGCTTTTAGCCGTCTTACTGTATTACTCATCATTGTCCTTTTGTTTGTTGTTAGTAATACTCTGTCTTATCATATCCCACATTGAATACAAGAATAATTTGTGTCCATTTTGGGTTGTGTTCATAATGGGTTTTACACAGACAAAACTAGAACATATTGAAAACAGAACCTAAACTAATCACATCAAACAATAATAAGATGTATATAAGTATAAATGGTGAACCCCACCACAAAAGATTTTCCAGCTCTTTCACTTCTTCCCCCTATCCTTTTCAAATAACGACATTACCCAACCCACGAGACCCAACACGAGAAGTATCGTGAAAGGTATGTGGGTAAGGATAAATAAAATTATAAAATCTACCACGAACAAGTATAGACGACAGTCTTACCGTCTTTGATTGCCTCTTTACAGAACTTCAAGAACTTTAAGTCTTGCGACTTATATTCCTTGACGGATTCCTCTTGAAATTGCTGACCCCAAAAGAAACCATCTGCACAGAACGAATTAGGATAATCACATTTAACTTCCTCTTCTAAATCTTTAACGACATCTTCAGTAATATAAACTTCGTCACCTGCGTTAAAACCTAGATGAGACATATCCATAGGATTGAACTCTTTATCCTTTTCCTGTTCTCTTTGTTTCTTTAATTGTTCTGCGTTCTGTTCTTCAAACACTTTATTCATAAATGTTTGAAGTCTTGCGTGCTTACGCCAAACAAAAACGTCTTTTTGTTCCGTCTGACTTTCTTTCTCATCATCTGAATAGTATTTTTTCCAATTTATCTTCCTATTACGTAGATGAGCATATTGGTCTAGTCCCATATCTTCTCCTTTGTTATCTCCCTTGTCTTATCATATCCCATACCAAAGTCAAATAAAAAAATAACCAAGAACTTTACCACCGAAAGTTCTGGCTGCCAGCACCTAGTACTTTAGAATTATTCTAAATTAAAAAAATTCTTTTCCAAACGAGAACGAGAGAACCCCAAGCCCGAAAGGCTTGGGGTGATGCTTGTTAGTCTAACAATACCATGTATTCATTCGGAAAATTTTCAATAAACCAATCGAGACCTTTCCGATGAGTGTCCCAGTTTTTAAACATTTCAGAACCCATAATGACATCATAAACAGCGACAGCGAAAGCGGGCAACATGCACGACTCACCACCAAACCTATTTTTCACCTTTTCCATCACGGTTGGGTCTTCAGGCAGTGCAACCGAAAAAGGCAATTTATATTCTTTCTCTTTGTACGTAATTGTTTTAGTCATTTTTCTCCTTTGTTATCTTTCTTCATTGTCTTATCATATCCCATCTATAAGTCAAATGAAAAAACCAAAAGCTTCACGCAATGTGCGCTGCCAGCAGCGCCAGGATCCCCAGTGCTGGAAATATAACTCCCGGGTATACGAGACCGAGCAATACGAGAAACGCAATCACGCTGCAGCTCCTGCACGCTCATGTATGATTCTGGAAGCTACCACTTCCACAGCCCACCATGCGAGGTCGTTCTTTACCTGTGTAATTGAACCAGCTTCAGGCGCTATCCGGTGCACAAGATCCATTATCTTGAGTCCCTCCTGCTGCGCGGCTTCATATAGTTCATCCCAGATCTCCTTCTCATGATCATCATGAAACGCAGTTGTTTCTCTATAATAAATTAATCCGCTGATGCCTCCGCTGCATCCATGAAGAACTATGTCTTCTATTCTTACAACGTCATCTTTCTCCTTTTCGAGAATCCAATCTTTAATCGTTTGCATATATATCCTTTGTTCGTTGTTACCTGTTAACGGACCGCACTGAAGTTTACGGTTTGCACCTACCTTCTAACGTACGGCCCTGAGTAGCTCCTATGAATCAAGCGTGCACTAGAATATCCAAGAGCGTACCCATGAATGTATATAAGACCAGATGGGAGATAAGTCAAGTAAAAAGTTCAGGTACACATTCGTACCGAAAGCTTCTGGCTGCCATCTCCTGAAGACTGTAGCTGCAGGTACACATTCATTACCGATCCGTTGAACGAGAACGAGGATTCCTGAACGAGAGTACGCTGCCAGGAGATCCTGAAGGGGGCTGAACACAAACAAAAAGTAAAAAGTTCGCCCCCGAGAACGAGGATAAACGAGAATTACTCTCTTGCCAAGTCCAGCTCGCTGCAGGTCCCGCCAGATGCAACGTTAACAACGAACCGTTGTTCTTGCTTCATTGAACGAGAACGAGCTTTCGCTGCCGGGAGATCCAGCAGCTCCCAGACTGCATTCTGGAACGCTGGCCAGTGTACAGGAAACGAGAACGAGAACCGAGGTTTCAGTTTGCGAGGATCTGTAAACGCGGACAACGGTCTATAAAGTTTCAACTTCTTCTCCAAGAGGGTCTCATTGCAGATGAGAACCCGACCACCATATTCAATCCGTTTATTTATCCATGATATTTGCCATTTAGATAGCTTAGGATAGCCAACCTTATCCGATTTTAGTTCCATCCAAAATTCTTTACTAGCAAAGCACCCATTAATATCAGGAATACCATTCATTGTGCTAGATTCTATGCGCACTAAATGAGCTTTTGGGCAGTTCTTTTTAATCCTTTGCCACAACATAGACTCACGTTTTTTCATAAATTATTCAGATCGGTTTAGTACCTTTTCCATCTTTGTTACGCTGGATCTAAGTAATACATTTCTGTCGGAGAATACAGCCGATTCTTCATCATACGAGGCAAATGTCCATACGTGTTTACTATCTTTATCAAAGATAAATGCATGTGTAATCATCCTTGCAGGTTTAAGTTTTTTTACTTCGCTTGCTTCGGCATGACCAGCGTCCCCACACGGATCCAACCAATAGATTCTATAGTAATAATACTTTTTATCACCAACAACAGCTTGTTTATATTTACTTTTTTTCCGTCTTAACATGTATCCTACCTAAATTTAATTTTAAGTCACTATTGTGTATTTCATTGAACACAGTAATGAAAGAAGTCCAATTATTACTTTTCAGGTAGTTCTTTTGTCTCTGGCTTAACTTCGATCGTTTTGGCGTTGAAACCATCGATCTTGTTTGAAAGCTCTGTGAGTTTCTTCTCAAGCTCTGCACGTGACATACCCTCCAATCCTGATACTTTAACTTCTCTTTTATCAATATATAAACCAGCTAATTGTCCTGATCTAAATTCTGCATTTATAGCTGATGCATATTGTTTATCAGAATAAGCAGCGTCAGCATATTTTTCTAATCTTTTGTATCTACGTAGTCTATCCTTTTCATATTTAGCTTTTGCTTTCTCAAGCTCTTGATCTAAATACTTTACTACGTGTGGGTTATGTCTTCTTAATGTTAATCTACTTCCAATATCCGAAAAATTCTTATCATTCTTAGCTTCATAGCCAGCTCTCTTACAAGCTTCACCTTTTGTAATCTCACCCCAATTAGCCACAAGTATATCTACAAACTTTCTTTGCTTAGGAGTTAGATCAT